CATATATGTTAGTTTATGAGAACCATCGTACACCGATACAGGAGAGCGTGATGGCTAAAAAGCGAGCAAGAACCAAGACCGGTCAGTTTGTGGCAGATGACCCGAATACACCAGAGAACGAGGCTTGGGTTACAGTGGGCGGCGTCGAAGCGTCAGGGACCACGGACAACGAAGCAGAGCCCGAGAAATTCAAGCCGATGACATGGAAAGAGTACGCCATCCTTGGTGGTATCCTTTTGATTATGAGCTTGGTGGGCATAACTGGGTGAGAGAAACCACAATTATCATAGACATTTCAGCTTTACACCCTGACCATTACCCTCGGATAAAGAAGATGCTGAAAAACTTGAAGCTAAAACGAGCAAAAGTTTATGTCGTTGACGTGATTGACGGCCTGTCTATTGCGCTAAACATTTTATTTGGCGGAAACCCTGCGGAAACAATATCCAGCCGCGCTTTCCGGACCACTGAAAGTTGTTTTTGGAGAATCCTCCGCAGAATACTCGACACGCTACTTACGCCACGGGCAGACAATCATTGCTGTAAGTCTTACAATCGTTGCCTCGAAAGGTCCAAAGCCTTATTAGGCAACAGGTTTAGATGAGCGATAAAAAGTTAGTGACCACTAACCAGCGTCGAGAGATTGCCCAGTTGTTGGAAGACGATCAGGCTTTCCTCGACTTTGTCATAAACGAAACCACAAATGACTCATGGCTGGGGGATGAAACCTGTAAGAGCATGATGAAAATCCTGTCCGCCGAAAGCGAGCAGGAGTTCTTTTCGGGGCTGTGCCACATGGGCTTTGAAATCTACACCGACTATCTCCTCGAGAAGCATCAGGACTATCTGAACTCGGCCCACGGGTCCATGCTCCATTGATGCAACCCTGCCCGGAAGACTACGTCCGGTGCTACACCCCCGAAGAATGGGACGACCTCCAGTTCCTGCTCGAAGAAAACGACATAGCCTATGACGTAGGCCCCATGGGGGACGTAGAGTCCGCCATCCACTTCACGTGGGAGCTTCTGTTCCTGTCCCCATGGGAACTAGCCTACATCTCCATACCCATGACCGTCATAGCCTTTTACGTGCTGACTATCTACAGCGCCTTCAAATACATCCAACGCAAGTTTCGATAGAAAACCAAAACGCAACCCTTTCCGTTTTTCTATCATTTGACTATGAGAGTAATCCTCTGTAAGGTGCGAATGGGCTCTCGCAACCTCTTTTGGGTAGGACAAGGTTGCACCTACACAGCCTTGTCCCAGTGGGTTTATTCATTGTCCCACGCCCAACCGGTCTTGGCTGTGGTCGGTTGCAACACCTAGTCTGTGCGTTTTTTGTTGTTGGACGTGTCTACAAAAAATGTATTAATGCGAGGCGAGGGTCAAAGTCATAAAGTACTCGTAAAGACTAGGGCACAGCTTTTCTACCATTTGACGTATGAGAGTAAAGCGTGGTAAAATGTTTTATGGCTACTAGGAGAAAGCTATGAAATTAACTTATCGAAAAGCCCTCAATAGAGGCTGGGAACCCGTGCTATACCACACGGACAACGGACAACGGGCCGCCGCGATTATGAAGCGGGGCCGTAAATGGATGGAGATCATGTGGGCAGACGGTTCCAAGAAACGTGTGCAACTTGCCGAAGAACGATACATGCGCCCCATGACCAGTAAGCGGGGGTGATGACCATGCAACGTCCAGATCGCGAAATCATTCGTCTTTTAGACAAAAAAATGAAAAAAGGTGGTGGACCTTGGCGGGGCTGGGGAAAGGCTCTTAACTTGCCCCTTATTTCTTTAACAGAGCCTCTTTTTTTTGATGGCCCTGTAGGCGTCCACCTAAAAAAAACTTTTAACATGGACCCAAAAAAGCCTTTTGAAAATAAAGACGGCACTTTTAATTTCCCGGATGAAGCCGTGCTTGAACCGGTTGAACCCGTCTTTGATGAGTTTGTTTTTCATTGCAAAGATAAGGTCCGGCTTACGGGAGAAAAGGATGAATTAATCGTAACTCAATGGGGCATATTTTTAGACCCGGCAAAGCATATTTCAGCGTTTAAAAATTTACGGATTGATCACCCTCAAAAGTGCAGTACAGCTTGTAAGTATTTGTCTTTAGTCGTTCAGTACGAAGATCGGCCTGAATCTGTTTTTACATGGCAGGGGCTGGTTGATGGAGTGATGAATGATGAGGGAGAAATTGAAGAAGTAGCTATTCCGAATGACGCATCTAAGGAATATTGGGGAACTAAGATAGCTGGCTTAAATACACACGCGGTAGCGTCCTATGTAAAAGCAGGAATGGTCTGGCATTACGCAAAGTACGGTGATAAGCACATCGTCGAGGTAGTGCCCACCAAGCCCAAAGCCCAGAAGAAAAGCTCCCTGTACAAAAACCGACCATGGCTCACGGCCAGCGGACCACACATCCTTTTCCTTGACCGGATGCCCACCACGCAGAAAGCAGGGACCGGCACCCACGCTTCACCTAAGCCACACCGCCGCAGAGGCCACTGGAAGACGCTGAGTCACCCACGGTACAGGCACCACCCCCAGTATCAACAAAAGATTTACGTCAAACCCAGCTTCGTAGGACCCCGGCAAACCACCTATGAAGGTAATATCTACCGGCTCGTACAGCCATTAGAAGAGAGACTATCGTGATGGAAGCTACCGTACTGCTCAAAGTCCTTGAAGAAACCGACAGGTGTACCCTGTCCTTCGACATGGATGATTTTAAGTTTCTGTCGCACACCAGCATGGCCGCTTTTTTCTGGGAGCAAGAGGGTCGTTTTGAAGTCCTGCGGTCCTCCGAAGGTGAAGTGACCCATGACGAAGACATACCCCGAGAAGGTAAAGACGGCTGGTACATGTACTGGGTAGGTAATGGCAGTGGAGGGGGCGAGGCAGATGCTCTACTCGCTTGGAAAATCCTACTCAGCCAAGGTTATGACGGTTACCTCTTATGGGATTGTGCCGAAGACGGAATACGTGACGGATGTCATGTGATCCTGACGGAGTATGTCGGTTATGGCTGATCTTAAAAAATATCGTCATATTATTACTGATGGGATGTGGGCTGGAAATAAATACATCCCACGTCCCAAAAAGCATCGTCCGTTAAAACGCCGTAAGCCGCGCGTACTTAGACTTCAAGATAAATATGTCGATGAACTGGTTCGCCTCAACAACGAATGCACCTACGACTACGATACACCCTGTCTGGAAAACTTTGAGCCCAGCAGAGACTTGGTCTACAGCTACGGAGAACTGGTGGACTGCGAAGATGTACGTAGATACGACAACCGTGGGCGGCCTCGGTTTGAAGATGATGGTCTGAGGAAAAAAGGTAAACCAAAAGGCCGTCCACATAAAAGAAAGTACAAACGACCTGAAGAACTGAACATCAGACCGCGTATGCCCGAGCAGGCGCGGTGGGTCAGGCGGAAAGAAGATGATGCCACGGAACACGGGCCACGGGGCCTCGAGGCGGGCGTTATCAGGGCCACCAAAGAAAAGAGTCTGGAGCAGGTGCGCGAGGAACGGCTCTTGCTTCACAGGTCAGCGTCCGCGGCACAGAAGCGTTGGAAGGAGCGACGGCTGAAGCAGAGGATGATAGTCAGAGAGATCAAGCGGCTGGTAGACGAAAATGAAATAGCCGAAGCTCGGAAATACTACGAACTCTTAAAACGCCTTTTTATATAGTGTTTTCCCAGAGAAATAAAAAAATAAAAAATAAAATTGAAAAATGGCGGGACCGGCGGGACCGGCGGGACGCGGCTCTGGGGGCCGCATAAATACTGGGTTCTTGAGGTCCCGTCAGGGTCCCGTTGGTCACATTTTTGATTTCGAGAGCGCTTAATCAAGCTATGTCTATAAGGGCTTTTGAGTTTTGAAAAAAATATTTTTGTTTTTCTGTAGAAATACTATATAGATCGGGCTTTTTAAGCTAAGTTATCGCAACTTACTCGGATACGGAGGCCCCATGGCCAAGAACAGATACGCCAATGTTTTGGACACCAAAGCGGCGGCTTTGCCGGAAGCAAAGCGCCAGCAGACTAACCGACCCCCTTTGGCAGAGAAGCGTTTGACCCGCAGGCAGGAACTGTTTGTACGTGAGCTTGTAGCGAAGGACGGGCAGATCACCATGCGGGAAGCGGCCATCAATGCGGGCTACCCTGAGAAGTCTGCTCATGTCCGCGCTTCTGAGCTAACCAACCCCCGCATTTCTCCCCATGTGTGCAGAGCCATTCGCGAATACCGGCAGGAGCTTGATCAGAAGTACGGCGTGGAATACCAGCGCCACCTGAGAGATCTGCAAATCATTCGGGATGCCGCCCTCGAGCAAGGCGCGTTCAGTGCGGCAGTGCAGGCTGAGTACCGCAGGGGTCAGGCGCAGGGTGACATCTACGTTAGCAAGACAGAGATTCGTCACGGCACGATTGAGCAAATGAGCAAAGAAGAGGTCATGAAAGCTTTGAACGAACTGAAGCAGACCTATGCCCCTTTGACCCATGACGCGGGGGCAGAGGATGCTGGCAATCGAAAACGCGCTCGAGAGCGTTTAGCGGAGGAAACAGATGGACATACTGGACGGGAAGCCGAAGACCAAGAAACAGAGGGAGGCGAGCTTCTGGCAGTCTCTGAAAAAAGCGATGAGGGACAACTTTCCTGATTGGTCAGCCACACGCTTAGAATCCAGAGCCACCTTGGGTGTGCCGGATGTCTTGATCATGGACAATCAGGGTGATTGGCACATGATTGAACTGAAGACCACAGCCAACATGAGCGTTGATATGTCCCCTCACCAAGTTGCCTTCTTGACTAAACACGCGAGGGGCAGTGTTTGGATAGCCGTCAAACTGACCAGCGCCACAGGCCATGAGGTATTTCTTTATCGCGGTGAGCGGGCAGTGGACGTAAAGCTAGAGGGATTACGAGCTACACCGGATAAACACTTCAGTTTCCCTGTTTCCTACAGGGAGGTCCTCACAAGTATTGCAAGTATGCGCTGACCCGCATATAGTGGCGGTGGGCAATGTTGCCCGTTACTTGGAGAAAACAATGAAAGCAAAAGACATAAACCGCGCCATCGATACGCTAAGGGCGTATTGCGCTGACTTGCAGTACTGGAAGGATTGTGGCCCCGAACACTGGATATCGTGCACGTGTGGCACACCTGCTCCGTATTTAAACGAAAGAGTTCACGGTCTGAAAGCTCACGCTGAGTCTGTCGATAAAGCAGAGTCCTTTATGAAGGATTACATTGCTGACGTTCAACAGGCGATCGATGACCTGACCCAATTGAAGGAAACGCAGTCAGGTGAAACAAAGGTCTACGAGCTTTTCAAGTCCTACACCGTCTCTGAGGTCTATCACGTCCCTGCTGACTCTCTCGAGCAGGCTATTGAGATCATGGACTACGACCACAAGCGTAAGGAATACGATGGCGACTATGACACTCACCCTGATGGCACAGATGTTGTGACCGGAGGCGGCGAATGGACTCGCGAGGAGTATGAAGCTGAGTATGGGGAGATCGAGTCATGAGAGCAGAATTGCTGACAAAAACGAACGAAGAATTGCTGACAAAAATGTTTCGGTGTCTGCTGAAGAACGTCAAAAATCTGACGGGCAATGAATATGCCTATGATGATGAAGTGGGCGACAGCGTATCTTTGGAAGACTGTGAATCCATGCTTTTACGTTTGGAGGATAAGTCATGAGCCTGATCACATTGTGGACTGTGGAGTCCGGAGAGAAGTGCCGGTGGTTTGTTACCGAGAAAGCCGCGAGGCTCTATGCCCATGACACGTGGTTGAAGGAGGAAGATGGTGTGCCTTTTGTTAGCCACAAGGTCATCTGGGACGATCTGGAGTTGTGTGAGATTCTGAATCACATTGAGGGCTTTACCGAAGTGGGCGAGTCGCAGTTAGGGGCTTATCCACCAATTGATTTCAAGCGGCTCGTATGATTTTTCTTTTGGGCTGGCTCGAGAAAAGGTTGAAAGTGCCGGACGTAGAGCCAAAACAACAGCCGTATTTTCGTTACCCCATGCCGGACCCGTATCACGGGTTCTTTGAAACCAAAGATCGGACAGGCGTAGACGGTGGGACAGATCCGGAGGAAGAAATTCCGGAGCCAGACTCAGACCCGTAGACACGTCTCTTAACCCCGCCCCAGCGGGGTTTTTTATGCCTATAGAAATTTTTAAAAAAACTGTTGTCCTGCACGTCTCTGTATGCGATAGTGGCTATGCGGCAATCCTGCCGCGTTTGCTTTGGAGAGCAATTATGCAAAATTCAATTGAAAACTCAGACCAGACCCTGACCCGTTTGCTTCAACAGGTACAGGATCAAGCCGCCAGATCGCAGGACTTTCTGGCCCCGACGAATCAGCTTCAGCTTGTGACCGGTGATGCGGGTGACGGTAGCAAAGTCAGTCAGATCATCATGGAGCAGACAGGGGGTGCACCTACCCAAATTCTGTCCGCTAATGATGTGGCGTTTGATCAGATCAGCCAGCGGGCCGGTATTGATGTCCGGACTGCCCGCCGCCTTCAGCAGGATTATTCCGCTGAATTTGATGGCCTGATCAATGCTATCTGGCAGAAGGAACCGGCGGTGCGAATGATTCGTTCATTCCAGCACACTGATAACGCGGGCACGGCTCGAGCGTTTGTCAGCGATAAGTTTAAGACATTCGACAATGTGCACCTGTTGAATTCGGCCCTGCCCGAGCTAATGGAAAGTGACGCCCAGTGGCAAGTGGTAAACGGCACGGTGACTGATAAGCGCCTGTACCTCCGCCTGAAGTCTGCGGTCATTACGGGTGAGGGCGCGGCGGTGGGCGACATCATGGCGCTTGGCATTGGCATGAGTAACAGCGAGGTCGGGTGCGGTAGCGTCAACGTGTATCAAATGCACTGGACGCTGGCCTGCTTAAATGGATTGCAGACCGAAAAGCGTACCCGCAAGTCTCACATCACTGGCGCTCGAGGCGATGCTGATACGTGGGGCCTACTGACGGACGAAGCAAAGGATGCGGATAATCATGCGCTGGCGCTTCAAATGCGGGACGTTACCGCGGCGTATGCCAGCCGTGAGTCATTTGACGAAGTGCTGGAAAAGATGAAAACCGCGCACGATGACAAAGTCGAGGGCTCGCCGCAGTCGGCAGTTGAGGCCATGGGCAAAGTGCTGGCGCTTACTAAAAAGGATACCGCCAGTTTAATGGACGGCCTGCTGGCCACTATCGGGCAGTCAGGTTATGCCGGTCAGCCGGTTACCCGTGCCACTATGGTAAACGCGGTTACAGCGGTAGCGCATACCGCGGACGCTGACAGTGTGGACGATTGGCAAAAGCTTGGCGGGCGCGTGTTGGATCTGCCCCGCTCCGATTGGCAACGTGTGGCGATGGCGGCTTAAAGTGGCCGCTTATCGCGTGGAAGTAGTGCAAACCAGTGTTTTTTATTTTGAGGCAGATAATCCTGAGCAGGCGCGTCAGATCGCTACCGAGGATTTTATCTGGGACGAAGATCAGGATGCCCCTAACAGCTACGGCGTCCACTTCAACATTTTTGAGATAGAAGACTGATTTAACACTCCAAAGTGTGCCCCGCTCCGGCGGGGCTTTTTTTTGTCTGCTGTATGCGATAGTCTAAGCGGGCCGCGATTGGCGGCGACTTTGGAGAATACAAAAATGCAACTATTAGATACTCGGGGCGCGAACCCCAAACTGAAAAAAACCGGCAAGGCGGCCCCGTTCCGCTATGCGGGGTTATCGCTTTATCCGGATAACATACTTTGCGCGGGAGCGAAGGCGGCGGGTTGTATGGATTGGTGCTTAGTAAATGAGGGCCGCGGGCGGTTCGATAACGTGCGAGAGGCGCGCCAGCGTAAGGCGGCATATTTGCATAATGATCGTGCGGGGTTTCTCGAGCAATTGCACCGTGAGTTATCTAACTTCACAAAGCTTTGTGAGCGCACTGGCGAGCGTGGCGCGGTCCGGCTTAATGTTGTCTCGGATGTTAAGTGGGAACGGTACGGGATACCGCAAGCGCACCCCGAGCTTCTGTTTGTTGACTATTCAAAGCAAGCGGCGAGACTTGGAAAAACCCCCGATAACTACAAGCTCATTTTCAGCTATAGCGGGCGGCCCCAATACCGAAACCAAAACCGGCGGGCTTTCCAAACGGACGCCCCCGTGGCGGTAGTTTTTCGGGGCGGGTTTCCGCGGATGTTCCGCGGGCGGCCCGTGATAGACGGGGACCGAGATGACATCGCCAATGCTTTTGCTACTGGTCAGATAGTCGGGCTAACCCCAAAAGGATCGGCCCGCAACGATCGGTCCGGTTTTGTAGTGGATAACCCCGATTTGATAGGGGCCGCGTCATGATGCGCGATTACGAGATGTTTTCTACGGTCTCCCGAAAAGATAACCCGAGCCCCGAAGAATTAGAAAACGCGGTGCGGGTTTATATTGATCACGTACAAAATCAATCCCCCATTGTCGGCACGTCTCATTTTACCTACGGGTATATGATGAAGCGGTACGGGGAAGCTTTCCAAACTGCGCTCGATGCGTACTTTGATAGCCTGCCCCCGCCCACCATAGTGATAGGGACCGACTAAAACCAAGCCCCGCCTCGGCGGGGTTTTTTTTATCCGCCATATATGCGAGAGTATGCGCTGCCGTAATGTTGCGGCGACTTTGGAGAATAGAACCATGGCTAAAGCTTGGAGAAAAAAAGGGAAGCGGGCGCGGCAGGAGCGCGCCCTTGCGCGACTGTTAGCAAAGCCCACGCATACCGGTCGGGACTTGGTGGATATTGCTAACCTGAAAAAGTGTCTCGGGGTTTCATGATGCGGTGCGAAAACAAAGTAGCGCAGACTTATTACCCCGCCCTTGATCCCTTCCCCCGCACCATTGAATTGCCGTGCGGGTCTACATCAATACATGGGGGCACACTGGTCTGCGAAGACTGCCAGAGTAAGCACTATGCCGGTTGGCCGGACCGATGCCCGCACGGGGTGCCGGTTCAACCGTGGGATGGCTACTGCCCCGCTTGTGAGTTTGGGGAGTAGCAACCCCCGCCGACTAACCCCGCCTCGAGCGGGGTTTTTTTTGACCGCGGGGTATGCGACACTAGCCGTGCCGTAATGTTGCGGCGAATCTTTGGAGAATAGAACCATGTCAATACGTGTTGATTTGAGCCAAGACCAAGAGGTCGAAGTTACTGCGACTTTTGAAGTGTGCGACGAAGTCCCTGATTATGTTAGGGCGGACAATGCAGAAGATATCTTGGAGTTAATGAACGATAGCAATATCAATATGGCCGAAGTTATCGAGGCCGCCGTGTTAAATGGGGTTGATATGCCCGAGGCACATTCCGTTACTTTTGACAATGTGATGGCCTTTCTGGACGGCCGCGGTCCCGAGGGTGATCAATACATCAAAATTATCGGTAGCGCGTTAGTCGGTTTACGTTTGGATTTCGAGCAAATTGAGCGAGCGAATATCCAGTTACGCCAGACCATTGACAACATGGACGCGGCGGAACAGAAAACCGCGTAAGCAATTTCGGCCACTACTTACCCCGCCCTCGAGGCGGGGTTTTTTTTGTCTGGCTTTTATCGCATACTGCGCTTGCCGCAATGTCGCGGTAAACATTTTGGAGACAGACACTATGTCGAATAACTTTCAAAACGAGCTAGAGCATGTTGGCGTTGCCAAGACCCGCGTCTGGGAACTGGCCACCGCCGCCGATCGAATCCACACTGCAGTCTGCGCGCTGGATATCCAGAACCGAAAGGTACTGGCAAAGCATTACCCCGCCTTCCTGCAAGTCGCGGAAGAATTCGCGAAATTCGATGACACTCTGCTGGCGGAAATGGGCGTAAAGTTTAAGCGCGCTAAGGGCGGCAAATCATGATCCGGATCGCACCGATTGATCAGATACACGGCGACATGATTGTGTGGGTCTGCGTTAAACGTCTGGGCGACTTTAAACCGATTGATGGCGGGGAGTACGTGGTTCAGAAAACGCGCAAGGCACAGCCGCTGATATACCGAGCGGTTAACCGTAGGCTGAAGCCCACGGGGGACACGCTGGCGCGGTGGGGGTTCTTTGATGGCCCCGAAGATGTGATCCGCATACCCGCCCGCCGCTGACCAGTAGCGGCCACCACTGGACCCCGCCCTCGAGGCGGGGTTTTTTTTGCCTGCCGTCTCCGACACTTTTTGCTTCCAGACCGGGCGACCGTTCGGCAGCAAAACCTGGCGTCTCATACCCCCGCGAGCCTAGTGTTTACGCCATTCTGTTTCGCCGTTTTTGCACTAATCGCGAAAACGCATTCTCGAAACCACTTCAACTTGCACACGTAACAACTGGCGCGGGGTCCGCGCCCCGAGCACCGCCCGAAACGTACCGCGCCCCCTGCCGCCGGTCCCATGGGCCGCGGCCCGCGGGCCGTTGCCGTTGTCATGACGCCCCGCGCCCCGTGGGCCGCGGTCCGCGGGACCCAGTCCCCGATCGCGTCAGCGGGCCGTGGGCCGCGATTTTTGGCGAATTTTCCGCGAAACGCGCCCGCGCCTAAGCAAGCGGCAACTAATGCCATGTTTCTCACGAACAACAGAACAGAAAAACGATATCGATGTTCCACGTGGAACAATTTTTTCGGAAAAAACCCGTAAGCCCCGAGCCGAGGTCCCTGAAACGTGTTACGGTTCAAAAAAAACGCGTACAGGAGTCCCAGAGCTTCAAAAATTTTGCAAAAAATTGAGAGCTACCGGATCGCATATATGTTTATAATTGAAGTGAGTACTTACTAACCCCGAGAGCTAGTGTTTATGCGGAGTAATGGTTCTAGTTTTGAGTCTTTAGAGGAAGCGGAAGAGAAGATTCTGAAGCTCGAATACCGGCTGGCGCAGATTGAGCAGGTTGAGTCGTGTCAGAGAGACTATTTGAGCTTTGTCCGGACGATGTGGCCCGAGTTTATTGCGGGTCGGCACCACAAGATCATGGCCGAGAAGCTTGAGCGAGTGGCCAGTGGGGAGTTGAAGCGGTTGATCATCAACATGCCGCCGCGTCACACGAAGTCTGAGTTTGCGAGTTTCCTGTTTCCGGCTTGGATGATTGGTAAAAACCCTGCAATGAAGATTATTCAGGCTACGCACACCACGGAACTTGCGGTCAACTTTGGCCGGAAGATCAAGAATCTGCTGGAGAGAGATGATTATCTGGAGATTTTCCCTGATGCGGCGCTTTCTGCTGACTCGAAGGCGTCCGGTAGGTGGGACACGGCCCGTGGTGGTATGTATTACGGCGTAGGTGTGGGGTCAAACTTGGCGGGACGTGGTGGTGATTTGATCATTATTGACGATCCGCACTCTGAGCAGACGGCGATGTCGCTGAGTGGCTTTGATGATGCATGGGATTGGTACACAGGTGGTCCTCGACAGCGTTTGCAACCGGGCGGGGCCATCATTGTGGTGATGACGAGGTGGTCAGAGAAGGATTTGACGGGTCAATTGATCCGGGCACAGGGTCGCGATGAGTTAGCGGACACTTGGGAAGTCATTGAGTTCCCGATGGAGATGCCTTCTGGGCAACCTTTGTGGCCGGAGTTCTGGTCATTTGAGGAAATGCAGGCGGTAAAGGGATCAATTCCCTTGCCCAAGTGGAATGCCCAGTACCAGCAGAACCCTACTGGTGATGAAAACGCGATTATCAAGCGCGAGTGGTGGAATGTGTGGGATAAACAGCAGATTCCGCAGTTGCAATACGTGATTCAGAGCTATGACACGGCTTTTTCCAAGAATACGCGGGCGGATTACAGTGCGATTACGACTTGGGGCGTGTTTTATCCTGAAGAAGGCACGGTTGCGGGGCTAATTTTGCTGGATGCAAAGAAAGGGCGCTGGGATTTCCCTGAATTGAAGCAAGTTGCGATGGAATCCTACAAATTTTGGGAGCCTGAGACGGTAATTATTGAGGCAAAGGCGAGTGGTATGCCTTTGACCCACGAACTACGGAACATGGGCATCCCTGTGGTAAACTTTACGCCGAGTCGCGGTAACGATAAGGTATCGCGAGTACACAGTGTTTCTCCGCTTTTTGAAAGCGGGATGATTTGGGCACCGGATGAGTCTTGGGCGCACGATGTGATAGAAGAGTGTGCGGCGTTCCCTAATGGGGAGTATGATGACTTGGTAGACAGCACCACGCAGGCGTTGATGCGATACCGACAGGGTAACTTTGTTCAGTTGCCATCAGATTATTGGGAAGATGAGAGTGCGAATCTTCGGCCAATGCAATATTACGGGTAGATCTTATGGGAAATAAAATGTTGATGTCCGGCATCGGTTCATATGCTCCTCAATACATGAGCAACGGGGGTGGAGTACCGCTTGTTGGCGGCTCAAACCCTGCCGGATTAAATTTTTCCGGGGCTTTTAGTTACGACGCCTTGACGGAAGAACAAAAACAACAGCTTGCCAATATGGGCATTGGTTACAACGTAACGGGAGCCACGGGCACCGGACGGGGTGGACAGGGTGGCGCTGGAGGGGCCAAAGCCGGACAAGGTCAGACGCCACTGCCTTCTTATTTGTACTTTGACGGCAACATGGTTGTACCGTACCGCGAAACCAATAACCGTCAGATGATAGACACGTTACGTCTTTTAGGTCTGGTAAGCGATGAGGACTACGCGTGGTTTAGTAATTATTTTAAAAATGAGCGCGGAGATGCTACGTGGCTCAATTCTTATTTTAATCGTCCGGATGAGAACTTTCAGAGAGAACGGTTTTTTGAACGCACAGACTTTGACGATGAGACAGACGCGAGATGGAACCGGATATTTGATTCGATAGATGCGGCCAGCAAAACGGGCGGCTTTGCGACAGACGATAATTTCTTGATGCAGTATACCGACCAAGGGATTCGCTCTACTTTTGGCGCGGTGCGTCCTATGGGCGGTACGCCAAGGTCGCCCTTTTTTACGACTAGTGATGTGCTTGTTGATTCTTCGGAACAACCTAACCTTTACACTTACAACGATGGTCAGTTTGATCCCATGACCCAACCGGCCCCGGTAAATCCATACCAGACTCCGGCGTCTGATTTAGCTTATCCGTATGTCCCACCCTCTGGCCCAACGCCCACATTGACTGCTACGACGGCTGACGCACAGCCGGTCAACTTGGAGGATACACAGGGCCGTGGAGATATTTACACGCCTACTGCCACGCCTACTCCCGTAACGCAAACTACTACTCCTGTCACTACCGCCCCTACCCCTACCCCGACGCCCTTTGTTGACGAAGAGCTTATGGCATTGGATGACGAGCAGAAAAGTGTGTACGACGTTGTTAAATTTCTTGTGGAAAGCCGTCGGGGCGATCAGCTAACAAACGCTGAAGCCAACCAAATTTTGACGGCTTATGATGCAACAGGACGAGATTCAACAAAGCTTCAGAGTCTAATTGCTGGGGATGTCAGCGGACAGGGCAATATTGACGTAGATCCCGGTGACGTGGCTTTGGCTCAAGGGCAAGCAATTTCGTCCACACCTTTTGTGCCTACCGGTGGGACAGGATTAACTTCTACACAAGCCGCACTCAAAGCCATGGAAGAGCGTAAAGCCGCCGAAGCACAGGCGGGGCAGTTCGCTATGGGTGGCATTGTGGATTTGACCGGCGGCATGGACATGTCGATGACCGGCCAAGGGTTAGAGACTTTCCTGAATCCAGAACGATCTAAAGCGACCCTTCGCCGTAACCTCGCGAAAACCGCACCACGGCCCACGATGCAAACGGGCATCATGCCCATGGCCCGATAACATGTCAGATGGAATAATGGGGTTAATTAATGAAGCGCGGGCTTACGCAGAATCAAAGTACGCGGCACATTTAGGAATGGACGACGACGCTATTGCTTGGGCCAATTCTGTTGGAGAAAAATACGGAAAAGCCGGTCAGTTTGATGGAACAGCCGATGCCGCAAGACATATAGCTTTAGGGTGGCTAACTACGCAGACACCGGACCCAGAGCGCGCTTTTAAATCAATTCAAAACCGTGAAGATTTTGGACTAGATCGTATTTCTGAATTTTTTAATCCCGAACATCGTGGTCGTCGGATGGATTTGCATAACAACCGGTTAGGTTACGAGCTTCCGGCTAAGACAAGAGACGAAGCTGAAAAACTCATTAATCAGCTTATTCTTTCTAAAGAAGCTGAATATATGACCCCCGAAGAAAGCCGCAAAATGAGAGGCTATGCTATGGGCGGTGAAGCGCGATATGATATAAGACGCGGCGTGGGCGCATTTGCCCCATACACTAGGAGTGCCTGATGGCCAATGGTGACGATAAAGCACAGCTATCTTCGTTGATGGATAGCACGGCCCCTCGTTCTGAATTAGAAGATGCCGATCTTGAGTTGGACATTGAGATAGCCGCACCCGGTACTTTTGTAGGTAAAGTCAACGAGGTTTTGCCGGAAGGCATAGAGATTGAGGCCGAAGAAGATGGTGGAGTTACTGTCGATTTTGATCCTATGGCCATGGTTGGCCTTGATGACGGCGATTTCTATCGCAACTTGGCAGAGGAGTTGGACGATAGAGAGCTTGGCCGCCTATCTTCAGAGCTTTTAGGCGAGTTTGAAGCTAACAAATCTTCGCGTTCCGAGTGGGAGGACGCGTATTCCAAGGGCTTGGAGCTTTTGGGGTACAATTACGAAGAGCGCACAATGCCCTTTAGAGGGGCCACGGGCGTAACTCACCCATTGCTTGCAGAAGCGGCCACACAGTTTCAGGCACAGGCATTTAATGAGCTTTTGCCGCCGTCAGGGCCTGTTCGCACCCAGATTATTGGTGAAAAGACGCGAGAAAACGAAGCGCAGGCGTTTCGTGTAAAAGAGTTTATGAACTACTACATCACCAACGTGATGGAGGAGTACACGCCTGAGTTTGATCAGATGCTGTTTTACCTGCCGCTGGCCGGTTCTACTTTCAAGAAAGTTTATTATGACGAGGCGATAGATCGCGCTGTCAGCAAGTTTGTCCCCGCAGAGGACATTGTGGTGCCGTATGGTGCCAGTGATTTAGATTCTTGTGAAAACATCACTCAGGTCGTGAAGATGACTTTAAATGATCTGCGTATCCGGCAGGTCATGGGTTTTTACAGGGACATCCCCGTTATTCCGGCGCAAGGCGCAGAAGACGAGATTACGGGTGAGATCAATAAACTAGATGGGGTAGAACCCAGCAATCTGGATTATGACTGCACTTTGCTTGAGTGCCACGTCAATCTGGACCTAGAAGGTTTTGAAGACACGGGGGAAGATGGCGAGCCAACGGGCATCAAAGTTCCGTATATCGTCACGATAAGCGAAGATAGCGGCCAAGTTCTGTCTATTCGACGCAATTTTAAAGAAGAAGACGACGTAAAGAAAAAGATCCAGTATTTCGTGCACTACAAGTTTTTGCCGGGTTTTGGATTTTACGGCCTTGGTTTAATCCATACCATTGGTGGCCTGTCTCGCACAGCCACTGCGGCCTTACGTCAGTTGATTGATGCGGGTACGTTGTCGAATCTACCGGCAGGTTTCAAGGCCCGTGGCCTACGGGTCAGGGACGATGAAGAACCGCTACAGCCCGGTGAGTTTAGGGATGTAGATGCGCCCGGTGGGGCTATCAGGGACTCTTTAATGCCGTTGCCGTTCAAGGGTCCAGACACCACGTTGTTCCAGCTTCTGGGCTTTGTGGTAGATGCGGGTCGTCGGTTCGCGACGATTACGGACATGAAAGTGGGCGATGGTAACCAGCAGGCGGCTGTCGGAACGACGGTAGCGTTGTTGGAACAGGGCTCACGGGTCATGAGTGCGGTGCATAAACGTCTGCACTATGGGATGCGTCAGGAGTTCAAGCTTCTCGCGCGGGTAATGTCCGAGTATTTGCCGCAGGAATACCCTTATGCGGTGATGGGGGGTGATCGTGCGATCATGCAACGGGACTTTGATGACCGGATAGACGTTGTTCCGGTATCAAACCCCAACTCTTTCTCGCAGGCACAGCGTATTTCACTGGCGCAAGCCCAGCTACAGATGGCCATGCAGGCCCCTCAAATGCATGATATGCATGAAGCATATCGTCGTATGTATGAGGCTTTGGGGGTCAATGACGTAGACAAAATATTGATAGCGCCGTCCTCAGACGATCCAATACCAAAAGATCCCGCACAGGAAAACATGGATGTTCTTGATGGTGTTCAGTTGAAGGCCTTTGAGGGTCAGGACCATGATGCACACATTATGGCGCATTTAATTTTTTCGACTTCTCCTACATTACAGGCGATGCCTACTGCCGCGATAGCTCTTCAAAAGCACATCATTGAACATGTGAAATTGAAATGTCAGGAAATGGCTACGGCACAAATGTTGCAACGAACCGGTGGCCAACCTTTGAACGCGGACATGGAGCTTGAGTTAGAAGCCATGGTCGCTCAAATCAATGCACAAGAGTTTGCCAAGCTGAAACAGCTTACAGCACAGATCACGGGCCAGAACCAAGGTGACCCGCTGGTGCAACTCAAGCAACAGGAGCTTCAGTTGGATGCTCAGAAGCAACAGGCAGAGTTGCAGATGGATCAGGCAGAGTTGCAGATGGATCAACAACGTATGGCTAACAAGCAGACTGAGTTCCAGCAACGACTTGCTAGTCAGGAACGACAGACGCAGGCTAGAATCGACGCGGCTTTACAACGTGAATTGTTAAAACGAGGTAATTGATATGAGAGTTAAAGTAGACGGCGCACCGCCCAAGAACCCCCCAAACCCTGTAGCCAAGGCCGATATTCAAGGTCAAGGCTCTATTCCTTATGCTGTAGCAAAAGAGGAAAAGACTCCGGATATTACGTTTGCCAAGGTAACTACAGGCAAAAAGCGTGGTATGGGGGCGGCTTTACGTGGCTCACGCTTCACTAACGCTTAATTTAGGGGGTTTTGATGCTACAAGCACTGATAGGTCCTGTTACCGGTTTACTGGATAAGTTTATACCGGACGCTGACGAAAAGGCGAAGCTTGCACATGAAATTGCAACAATGTCCGAGCGTCATGCTCAAGAGCTTGCAAAAGGTCAGATTGAGATTAACAAGGCCGAAGCGGCACACAAGTCTATGTTTGTCGCGGGCTGGCGACCATTTGTTGGGTGGACTTGCGGTGTTGCTCTGGCTTGGCACTTTGTCGGCCAGCCTATTGCTGTTTTTGTCATCACATTTGCTGGTGTGGAAGCCCCTCCGTTACCTGTGTTTGAAATGGAGAGCCTTCTTACAGTTTTGCTTGGGATGTTGGGCCTCGGTGGTCTACGGACCTTTGAGAAGACCAAACAGGTAGCTCGCGAAAAATGAAATGTTATGACTGCCAAACTGAACTGATCTGGGGCGGCGATCACGATAATGATCGTGACGATGAGCATTTAATCGAAACTAATCTTTCTTGTCCCGAATGCGGTGCGTTTGTAGTGGTTTGGTGGGGAAAGAAAGAGGACGAAAATCTTGACGCCAGAACAGCTTAACGCGTGGCGTATCATCCCGCGGATACTCATGTTTGCCATGATTGCCATGACATACCGGACGGTTGAGTGGTTTATGTCTTTGCCTGACCCCAATCCCGAGCAAGCGGCACTGGTGTCTGTGATGACGGGCGCTCTGACCGGCTCATTTGGTTTGTTTCTTGGGAAAAAAGAGTGAGCGAGTTTAAATACTTCAAGCTGTCTGATTTTAACTGTCAGGAGACAGGTGAGAACGAGATGGACTTGGACTTTATCAGGAGTCTTGACGAGCTAAGAGAAGCCTGCGGCTTTCCGTTCATAGTTAACTCTGGATTCAGGTCTGCCAGTCATAGCGTAGAGGCAAAGAAGTCAAAGCCGGGAATGCACAACTCGGGAGTTGCTGTTGACATATCAGTAGCAGACGGTGTGCAAAGACTGGCAGTTGTGCAAAAAGCTATAGAGCATGGATTTACAGGCATTGGCGTAGCCAAGACATTTGTTCATGTAGACAAAAGAACCTCTACTCCGGTGATGTGGACATATTAGTTGCTCCTTTTAGACTGTCGTGGTATATAGATAAGACTTTCTGAGATGGAGCGCATGTGGACTCATTACACCTAGTTCAATTTATACAAAAGGTTATAAAGGAACGTCGCACACAAGTCTTAGAATTGTTGGAAAACAATAGCGTAAAGTCGATGGAGCAGTACCAAAACCTTATGGGGGAGCTATCGGCTTTGAATCATGTAGCACAGGAACTCTCGGGCCTGCTAGAAAAACAGGAGCAACTAAATGACTGATCTAGCTGAAGAAATTGACCTAGACGCCGCCGCAGAAGGCGTCAAATCCCTTTACAAAGCTCCACAGCCCAAGGTACTTGACCCCGAGGCCATGGACAAAAGTCTTTTGGAGCGTATGCCACAGCCCACCGGCTGGCGCATGTTAATCCTCCCATACCGCGGTAAAGAAACCACGGAAGGCGGTATTTATATTCCCAATCAAGTCTTGAACGACACTCAGCTTCAGACTGTCGTGGGATATGTCGTTAAGCAAGGCCCCCTTTGCTACAAAGACGCTGAAAAGTTCCCTGACGGCCCATGGTGCACCGAAAAACAGTGGGTAATCTTTGCTCGTTATGCTGGTTCTCGGTTCCGTATTGACGGCGGGGAGTGCAGGATTTTGAATGATGACGAAATCTTAGCGACTATTGACGATCCAGAAGACATTCTTAGTTTGTAAAGGAGAAGCACCATGGGAGAACCTGCTGAAGAACCTCAATTTGAATTAGATGTGGGAGATGCTGAAGCCACAGAGGTGGAGATTGAGCAACCTGAAGAAGATGTTCCACGTGGAACAACTGATTCGGAAGAACCTGTGATTGAGGTAGAGCAAGAAGCCTCGCCTGACGACGAAATGGCCGAGTACAGCGAATCTGTACAGAAACGCATTAATCGTTTGACTAAAAAAATGCGCGAAGCCGAGCGTCGTGAAGAAGAGGCCCTGAAGTTTGCACAAAATGTGCAGGCCGAATCAGAACAAATCAAACAGAGGATGCAAAACCTAGATCAAGGTTTTATGACCGAATACGGTCAGCGCATCCAACTCCAACAACAGCAGGCTGAAGCGGCCCTCAAACGCGCTGTTGAGTTAGGTGATGCAGAAGGAACCGTAGTCGCTCAGAAAGAACTGACGGATATCACCATTGCGGCTAACCAATATGCTCAAGCTCAGAGACGTGCTGAAGCTAATCAACAGGTTCCGCAACAACAGGCTCCACAAGCCGCACCGCAACAACAAGCCCCACAACAGCCTCAAAGGCCTGATCCCAAAGCAGAGCAGTGGGCGGAAAAAAACTCTTGGTTTGGTCAAGACGAGGCAATGACTTTTGCCGCCTTTGGAATTCACAAAAAATTAGTGGAAGACGAGGGGTTTGACCCGCAAGGGGATGACTACTACAATGAATTGGACTCTAGAATTAAGCGGGAGTTCCCGCATAAATTTGGAGAGGAGCAATCCACTGGCCGCAAGCCCGCTCAGAATGTTGCCGGTGTCTCACGCTCCACCAAAACTGGGCGCAGTGGTAAAAGGGTCAAACTCTCCCCGACCCAAGTAACAATTGCTAAAAAGTTGGGAGTGCCGCTTGAAGAATACGCGAAATACGTAAAGGAGTAAGACTATGTCCACAGAGAAGAAAGGCTTTGAGGGCATTAACCGCTCCTCACGTGAAACAGCGTCAAGGGAGACACAGGGACGGCGTAAGCCTTGGACTCCCCCGTCTATGTTAGACGCCCCGCCCGCACCAGAGGGCTTTAAACATCGTTGGATACGCGCCGAAGTAAGGGGTTTTGACGACACCAAGAATATTTCGGCAAGGTTGCGAGAAGGCTATGAGCTTGTTCGCCAAGATGAGTATCCAGATTTTGAAGCACCGGTAATTGATTCGGGTAAATATGAGGGTGTGTTTGGTGTTGGCGGATTGATGCTCGCTCGTATACCGTTGGAAACAGTAGAAGAACGCGCTGAGTATTTTGCTCAACGTAACGCGGACCAGATCGAAGCTGTGGAAAGCGATATGATGCGAGAAAACGCTCATCCAACGATGGCAATCGGTAAACCCGAACGCCAGAGTCGTGTAACTTTTGGCGGCCCCAAAAAATAGGGCCGCACAGAATGGAGAACTAAGTTATGGCAAATCAAGAAACTGCCTTTGGTCTTCGTCCTGTAGGTCTGGTAGGAAGCGGTGTTAACAGCACCGGAGTTACTCAGTATGAAATTGCTAGTAACAACACTAATGCTATTTTTAACGGAAGCATCTGTGTTCCCACTGCCGCAGGCGTTATAGACCAAGCTGGAGCTACAAGTGGCGGCACTACGCAAGCCCTTGGCGTTCTGGTAGGGGTTGAATATCAAGACGCCACACAAAAGAAACCTGTGTTTCTTAATTACTGGCCCGGATCAGGAAGCGTATCGGTAGATACCAATTTTCCTGTAAAGGCTCTTGTGGCTGATAACCCTGATCAACTGTTCGTCGTTGCGGCGGATGCATCTCTCACTGACCGAGCTACTGCATTAACGGCTGTTTTTGCTAACGCAAGTCTGGGAACTTCTGCCCGTACCGGTTCTACCGATACAGGCAAGTCAAATTCTCAGCTTTCTGTAAGCAGTATTGCTGTTACTGCTACGCTACCTTTGCGTATCGTAGGTTTGGTTGATGATGAAGCTAATCAAGATTACGCTTCAGTAGGGGCACATCTGCTTGTTCGATTGAACGCTCATTTCAACGCTGGCACACGTGGTTTTGCTTCACAAACCACTGCCGACTCAACCGGCATTTAAGGGGGATTAAGTAATGGCTATTTCTCGCGCACAGTTGGCGAAGGAACTTGAGCCGGGGCTTAACGCTCTTTTCGGACTTGAGTATGATCGCTACGAGCAAGAACACTCTGAAATCTTTGAAGAAGAGACTTCAGATCGTGCTTTTGAAGAAGAAGTAATGCTGTCTGGCTTCGGCACTGCGCCGGTTAAGTCAGAAGGTGGTGCTATTTCGTTTGATGACGCGCAGGAGACATTTACTGCACGTTATACTCACGAAACGATTGCACTGGCATTTTCAATCACCGAAGAGGCGATTGAAGACAACCTGTATGACCGCCTTGCTTCTCGTTACACTCGTGCTTTGGCACGATCCATGTCCCAGACCAAGCAGATTAAGGCCGCTTCAATTCTGAACAACGCCTTTAGCACCGGTTCTCCTGTTGGAGATGGTGCCGCTCTCTGCTCTTCGGCTCACCCGTCCCTTTCAGGGAACCAGCGTAACTTGCTGTCAACTGCCGCTGACCTCAACGAGACTTCTCTTGAGCAGATGTTGATTGACATTGCCGGTTTCACGGATGAGCGTGGTCTGAAGATCGCGGTACGTGGTATGAAGTTGATTATTCCTAAAGAACTGCAATTTATTGCGGAAAGAGTAATTAACTCTAACCTAAGAACTGCCACGGCGGACAACGACCTAAATGCCATGAAATCCATGGGCATGCTCCCAGATGGGGCGGTAGTTAATCATTTCTTGACCGACACAGATGCGTTCTTCATTAAGACTGACGCACCTAACGGTTTTAAAATGTTTAACAGAAGCCCCATCAAGACTGCCATGGAAGGTGACTTTGATACTGGAAACATGCGTTTTAAAGCGCGTGAGCGATACAGTTTTGGAGTTTCCGATTGGCGTTGTGTTTTTGCCACACCGGGTGCTTAAAAACAAAGCCGCCTTCGGGCGGCTTTTTTGTTCCACGTGGAACATTTATGTTAGTATAAATTTTTCCTGACAGCCTCATACTGAGGTTGACACTGGCCACGACAGGAGAACCTCATGGCTAATACTACGTTTAACGGTCCCGTCCGTTCCGAAAACGGTTTTTCAGATATCACCAAAAACTCCACTACCGGCGCTGTAACCAGCACCATGACGCTTTCTACCTACGAAACTACTATCACGGTAGCTGACGGTGCCACTACGGGCAAAGAGTCTGCAATTGGTATTCCAGATAATTTTATCCCTATGGGCGTTACAATTGCCGTTACTACCGCCGCCGCAAACTCTGTCACGCTTAATGATATCGGCACAGATGCTGATACTGACGGTTTTGTTGATGGTATTTCTGCCGCTCTAAATTCAACTGGTTTCAAGGGGTTTTTCCCATGTAACGGTGTCCTTGGCATGTCCGGTGGAACAACCACTGCGGCTACTGGTACAGCGGACGAGGTTGAGCTTGTTGTTTCGGGAGATCCCGGCGGCGACACAGTTATTGTTTTGAAGTTTTTTGGAATTTCCAGCACTTCTGACGCATCATAACGGGAGATTTCCATGGCTAATTCAGACGTAAGATCAAAACGTCTGACCGGAACAGGCTCTGCTGGTGTAGGGCCTGCTCGTATTCGTCAGATTCAAGTTTTTTCAGCATCTGGTACTCCAAGGCTAACCATTACTGACGCTAGTGGGGGTAGCACAGTACTAGATTTGGATTTTTCTGCGAGTGAAACACACTCAGTTAATATCCCTGATGAAGGCATAAAAGTGTCTGATATTTTTGTCAGTGTTTTAACTAACATTACAGCAATCACGGTGTTTTTTAGCTGATGGCCACCACCAAAGACGTAAAAAGGCTCCCCTCTGGTCGTTTAAGCTACCGAGGGGAAACTTTTTCGGGCTACAACAAGCCTAAAAAAACCCCCGGAAAGTCCAAAAAAAGTGCGGTTTTGGCTAAAAAAGGCAAGGAAGTAAAACTTGTTCGCTTTGGTGATCCGAACATGTCGATTAAAAAGTCACAGCCGGGCCGCAGAAGTAATTTTAGAGCGCGTCACAATTGTGATACGGCAAAGGATAAATTTTCTGCTAGGTATTGGTCCTGTAAAGCTTGGTAATCGCCATGAGGTTAGAAGATGTTTTAGCCAAGCTAAACCAGCATGAGGCGGAATGTGCGCTTCGTTATGCTCGTATTGAAGAAAGGCTGGATGACCAAAAACAGTCTTTAAACAAATTAGATATAAAAATTTGGGGTTTAGCTGTTTTGATTATAAGCGCCCCCATTTTTACTAAGATGATAGGGTGATGTTATGGGTATGGGGATTTCGGGCTCAAGGGTAAAAACAGGGCCAAAAAAATCAAAAGTCCAAGTCACTTACATGCGTAAAGGTGGTGCGGCGTCTAGTAAAAGCAAGGGCAGTAAAATTTGTCCTGAAGGTAAGGCGTGGGCAAAGCGAACTTTTGACACATACCCCTCTGCTTACGCTAATTTAGCCGCTAGTAAATATTGCAAAGACCCTAATTATGCTAAGAAATCAAAAGGTGGCAAAAGAAAAGGGAAGTAAGGTTCTGAAATGGCTGAATTAACTGTTGCTCAGAAACGAAAGATGATAGCTGAATTGCGTAAAGCATCTAAACTACACGCTGGTCAAGCAGACCGTTTAGAAAAAACTTTGCCGGGTTCAAAAAAATCTGGAAAAAAAGGCAATGGGCGAACTTAAAAATTGGCTGGACCAAGATTGGGTCCGTATTGATAGCAGTGGAAACATTGTTGGTGAATGCGGCACCTCTAAAGATAAAAAACGTCCAGATCGTTGTTTGCCTCGTTCTAAAGCCAACAGCTTGAGCAAATCCGAACGTGCCTCTACAGCGCGTAAAAAGAAGCGTGAGGGCGCGAAAGGTAAGCAAGTCGTAGCTAATACTAAAGCCGCTAAAGTCCGCAAAGCCGCCAATGGTGGAGAAATACGTAAAAATCACCGGGGTTGTGGTGCCGTGATGCCGGAGCGTAGAAAAAAGACTAGGTATGACTAGTCATGGACCTAGAACAAAAAGTCATTGAAGAAATAAAAGAATGGGCAAACCAAGTTCTAGATAAGCCTAACTCTTTTTTTAACAACCTTCCGGCGTGTCCTTACGCCAGAAAAGCTTTTTTATCTGACAAAGTAGGTTTTTCGTTTAGTTACGAAAAATCTATGCACCACTTATACACAGTTTTGTCACAGTTTGATGACACCTACGATGTAATTTTGTGTGTGCAATTTGATTTTGTGAGTGAATCACAAGAATTTCATGATTACATCGGGGCTTTGAATGACGCCATAGCTACAGGCACTTTTGTGCAAAAAGACTTGTGGGTCATGGGCTTTCACCCGTATGACGAAGGCGAAGAGGCATTTGACCAAGAATTTGATTATTTAGTGGACGAGCCATACGCCATGTTTTTTGTGCAACGGCTTTCCACTATTGAAAAATCGGCAGAAATGCTGAGAGAAAAGGGGTACTATGATCAGTACCTAAATGACCCAGAAACCGCTGGTTTGTGGGATGAGCGTCAGGAACTATATAGGAGACTCTGTGATGCCGGGAATGAGAAATGGTATGGCCAAGAAAAAAGCCAAGCCTGTTAAGAAAATGCGTGGCGGTGGTAATCCAAAAGCGAAAGCCAAGCCTGTTAAGAAAAGAAACGGCGGCGAGGCCATGATGGACCCCCCGCCTAAAGCAAAAGCACTGCCTAAGAAAATGCGTGGCGGTGGCATGGCAATGAAGGACAAACCCCCCGGCCTAAGAGGCGGTGGTAATCCAAAAGCAAAAGCCAAGCCTGTTAAGAAAAGAGGTGGCGGCGGCGTAAAAGCCAAGAAAAAAGCCAAGCCTATTAAAAGAGGCATGGGCGGTGCCGTAGTCCGTAGTAGCTCAAAGAAGTCTTTGTAGCCATGAAAAAGGACTTAAAGCCTGTTCCAAAGGGGAACAAAGGTTTGCCAAAACTACCGACTGAGGTCCGAAACAAGATGGGCTTCATGAAGCACGGTGGTCCGGTAAACGCACACAAACAGGAAGCTATGAGCCCTTGTCCAAAGCCACGGGTCCGAGGTTATGAAAAAGGTGGTGGTGTGACTCTGCCTAGGTCAGAAACAACCATTATCCCTGATCACGAAGGTCCTAGAAAGGACAGTGATTATTATGATTACCTTAGCTCTGCTGAAAAATCGGGGTCGGCAGGGGCTGGAGCGGTAAGAGGTATTGGTTCTGGTTTAGGTAAAGGTAAGCCTGTTCTCCCGAAAAAAAAGCCTAAACGAAAAACTGACGACGAGCGATTGTTAGAGAAAATCAGAAAAAAGGCTAAAGAATGACTACGTCAGGTTCAACAGACTTTGAGTTAGATGTAAGTGACTACATCGAAGAGGCTTATGAACGCTGTGGGCTAGAAGTCCGCACGGGTTATGACCTTAAAACTGCAAAAAGGTCGTTGAACTTGATGTTGGCCGATTGGGCAAACCGGGGTTTGAATCAATGGACAATTGAGCAAACAACGGTTTCGCTTACCGAAGACACTGCTGAGTATACGCTTGGAGCATCCACCATTGACGTGCTGGACGCCGTCATACGAAGAAGTGGAACAGATTTTGCGCTGGAACGGATTAGTAGGGGCGATTACATCAATATACCCACTAAAACGACCAAAGCACGTCCTTCTCAGTTCTTTGTAGATCGGCAAATCAACCCTGTGTTGAAGCTGTGGCCTGTACCTGAAAACAGCACAGACACAGTCATTATTGACAAGCTTGTACGTATGGATGACGCAGACACGTTTACAAACACCATGGATTTGCCGTTTCGGTTTTACCCTTGTTTGGCCGCAGGTTTGGCGTATTACCTTTCAATGAAACGTGCCCCTGAACGCGTACAGCTTCTCAAGGCGGTCTATGAAGAAGAGTTTGACAGGGCCGCATCTGAGGATAGGGACAGGTCTTCTTTTAACATTCAACCCTCAATGGCTTACTCAAGGATTCTGTAATGGCTAGGTTTGCTAACGGTAAGTTTGCATACGGCATATCAGATCGCTCGGGCTTTCGTTACAAGCTAAACGAAATGAAACGTGAGTGGACGGGGATGTTGGTGGGTCCTGATGAGTATGAGCCAAAACACCCCCAGCTAGAGCCTCGTAGGAAAGCTGTGGACCCACAAGCTTTGTTAAACCCTAGACCACAGCCAGACAATCCAACCAGTGCTTTTTTGGTTAAGACTACAAATGGTATTAGCTATTTGGGTAATGGAAATTGGTCTACCTCGGGTGTAGCTCAGTTGCCATCAGAGCTTGATGCGACCGACGCTCTGACAGGCTCTGTAGGCTCAGTTACGGTGACTACCTCATGAGTTTTACTTTTGGTGAATTAAAACAGGCCATAAAAGATTACACGGAAAACGACGAAACGACGTTTACCAATAATCTCCCTGTGTTTATCCGCAATGCTGAAGAGCGCATTCTCAAAAATGTACAGCTTTCGGAGTTTCGTAAAAATGTGGTGGGGACTTCTACCGCTTCTAATCAGTTTTTAGATTGCCCGTCTGATTTTTTGGCCCCGTTTTCGCTTTCTTTTGAAGTTTCTTCGTCCAAAATTTTTGTTGAATATAAAGACGTTAATTTTTTGCAGACGTTTAACCCAAACAGTAGCACCACAGGGACGCCTAGATACTACGCGATGTTTGATAGCAGTAATTTTATTTTAGCGCCTACTCCAGATGCCGCTTTGACCGCGGAGCTACACTATTACTACCGACCCGCCAGTTTGACCAGTTTGAGCGATACAAGTCAGTCATGGCTTAGTGAAAACGCGCCCTTGGCGCTGTTATACGGCAGTTTGCTAGAGGCGTACACCTTTATGAAAGGTGAGCAGGATGTTCTAGCTCTGTACACTGCTCAATTGCAAAACGCTCTTATTGGTATGAAGCAGTTTGGAGAATCTAAAGAAGTGACGGATCAATATATGACCGGCATGGTCATAAGGCCTAAACAATGAACTTTGAAGGGGTTACACTATCACCGGGCATAGTCGAAGTTCAGACTACTCAACATCGTGGTTTCACCCCGGAAGAGGTGGCTGACCGATGCTTAACCAAACTTCTTAGCGTTTCTGATACGGCACCGCCCGCTATCAGAGATCAAGCGATAGCTTATAAGGAGCATATGAGAGCGGTTCTTGTCTTCTACATGAAGGAAGCCGTTCAAAGCGACAGGACTACTGTTAACAACGCTCTGCTTGATGCAGGGCACAAAGATTTGGCTGAACTTATCGGGAGATTATGACATGGCCTTCTCAGGAAATTTTATGTGTACCAGCTTTAAGCAAGAACTGCTTCAGGCCAAACACGATTTTACAAATAGCTCTGGCGATACGTACAAGCTGGCAATGTACACCAACTCTGCTAGTTTTAATGCGTCAACCACGGCGTATACAACCAGCAATGAGATTAGCGGAACAGGCTACTCAGCGGGTGGGGGAACACTGACCAACGTGACCCCGACCACTTCGGGAACTACGGCCTTGACCGACTTTGCCGATCTCACGTTCTCCAGTAGCACCCTGACGGCGCGTGGAGCCTTGATTTATAACACCACGACAGGTAGTGGCAGCGGAACTACTAACACCGTGCTTGTTCTGGATTTTGGCGCTGATAAGTCATCAAGCTCTGGTGACTTTACGATTGTGTTCCCAACGGCTGACGCATCTAACGCTATTATTAGGATCGCATAATCATGGCCTTGGTCGTTGCTGATCGCGTAAAAGAAACCACCACATCGACAGGTACAGGCGCGATTACGCTCGGGGGTGCAGAATCCAACTTCCGCACCTTTTCGTCTGTCCTGTCGGATGCGGACACCACTTACTACGCCATCATTGATGACAACAACGTCGCTTTTGAGGTTGGTCTAGGCACTTATGCAAGTAGCGGTAACACGATAACCCGCACCACGGTTCTTGCCAGTTCCAATAGCAACAATGCCGTGAACTTTAGTGCGGGAACCAAAGATGTGTTCCTGACCTATCCTGCGGATAAGTCTGTAAACAGAGACGCCTCGGGTAATGTCTCGGTTAGCGGCGGTGTAACGGCAACATCTTTTACTGGCCCTGTCACAGCTACTCAGGTAGACCTGACCGGACAGGGTGATCTTCGTTTACAAGATAGTTCTGGCGGCGAGTACGTGGCTTTGCAGGCGGCTTCGACGCTAGGCTCTAGCTACACGTTAACTTTGCCTACAAGCGATGGTAGTGCAGATCAAGTTCTTCAAACAGATGGGTCAGGAGTTTTAAGCTGGGTTACTCATGGCATTACTCATTTAGATACTTGGCGAATAACGTCAAACATTACATCCGATGCAGTTCCAATTACTACTTGGTCAAATAGTGCAGCATATCCAAATTTGCAGCCTACTTTGGGTACGGCAATGTCTCTTAGCAGCGGACTTTTTACTTTTCCCGTTACAGGATATTGGGAAGTACAGTTTTTTGGACAATATTATAATACTGGAAGCGATAATATGGGCATTGGTATACAAGCGTACGAAGCCGATGGAACTCTTAGGAGCGTGTCCGTCGCCGCTGTAGGAGAAACTGCTTCATATTATAATCAGATAAATCTTACCTCTTATTTAAATATTACAAATGTTTCTACTCAAAAAGTACGATTTTTTGCAAATAGTATAGTAAGTGGAAGACTTGAAGGCGCCACAGATCGAGATAAAACATATGTTGTATTCAAGCGCATTGCAGGCTCGGTTTAAAAAAGACTAGGAGATAGCCAATAGTTGAAAGTTCTACTTCTTGGGAGCTGGTGGATTAAATCAAGGCTAATTGGAGAAAACAATGGCACTTGTCATTAAAGACAGAGTAAAAGAGACAACAACGACCACCGGCACGGGAAACATTGCCTTGGGCGGCGCGGTCAACAACTTTGTCACGTTTTCTTCTGTTCTGTCAAACAGTGATACAACTTACTACGCGATTGTAGACAGCAATAACTCTGACTTTGAGGTGGGGCTGGGAACATACGCCAGTAGCGGCAACACAATCGCTAGAACCACCGTGCTTGCAAGCTCTAACAGCGGTTCTGCTGTTGATTTGTCAGCAGGAAGCAAGGTTATTTTTTGCGCCTTCCCAGCCGACAAAGCGGTGGTTGAAGACGCCAACGGTGTAGTGTCAATAGAAAATTTGCAGTTTGACACTAACGCGATCAAGTCTACAAACACCAACGGCAACATACAGCTATTTCCGTCAGGGACAGGCTTTACAGAGCTTTACGGCAATACCAATGCTGGTGCTATCCGGTTTAATTGCGAGTCAAACAGCCACGGTGTAACCCTTAAAGGGCCACCCCACAGTGCCTCTGCCACTTACAGCCTAGAGCTTCCAAATGCAGATGGAACAAGCGGTCAGGCGTTACTGACAGATGGCTCTGGCAAACTGTCATTTGGAGCCGCAGGGATTAACACAGGCAAAGCCATTGCGATGGCTATTGTATTTGGATAGGAGCTAAGAGATGGCGGCACCAAACATTGTCAATGTCAGTACAATTACAGGCAAATCGTTTTACCTTGCGCTAGCCAACACAAGCGCAACTGCGCTGGTCAGCAACGCTGCATCAAGTGGTAAAGTTTTCAAGATCAACATGATTCAGGTTGCCAATGTCGATGGGTCTGTAGCCTGTGATGTGACCGTTAAGTATCACACACAAGATGATATTGGTGGCACGGGATATGCCTTGGTGTCTACCGTATCCGTTCCACAGGATTCGGCACTGGTTGTTTTAGACAAAAACACAGCCATGTATCTTGAAGAAGACCGATCCATCTCTGTCACAGCAGGGACGGCAAATGATCTTGAGGTTCTTGTTAGCTACGAAGAAATTAGCTAGGTCTGAGCCATGAAGTTCTTGGGCAAAGACCCCAACATCATTGATGCCTATTACACCGCTACGGCTGAAGGCGCGATTACGGCTGGAAAACCTGTCATTGTTGAGGCAGATGGTGATGTAGCTCAAGTAGCGTTAGGTGGTTCAGAACTAGGTTCTGCCGCCGTTGTTGATAGCAATAATGTCTCTCAAACTCTAATAGCCTATGACTCAAGTGCGGGCAAGGTGGTTATTGCGTACAGAGACAATACAAACGCAAATAAAGGACAAGCCCGAGTAGGCACTGTTTCTGGAAGTTCAATTACTTTTGGTACAGAGGTTGCTTTTGCTGACGCGCAAACTACCCCTCTGGGCATTTCGTATGATGCGAATGCAGAAAAGGTGGTTATCATTTTTTATGACGATGACAACTCAAACTATGGCACGGCTGTTGTCGGCACGATAAGCGGTACGGATATTAGTTTTGGCACAGAGGTTGTTTATAACTCTGCCAACTCATACGGCGGAGGCATAGCTTACGACATCAACGCTCAAAAACATTTGATTGCTTACAGAGATAGTGATAATCGCGGCAAGGCCCGCGTGGGCACGGTGTCGGGGACGAGTATTTCTTTTGGAACTGAGGCGCAGTTTGAGTCAAGTACTTTCTATTACGGCGAAGTAACCTACGACGAAACCGCACAAAAAAGTATTATTTTCTGGAATAGAGGGTTTGGTAGCGGTCAGGCAGTTGTCGCTACGATTAGCGGCACTGATGTCACTTATGGAAGCATTGCAGAGTTCTCGTCTAGCGCGTTAGGTTCTGAAGGCCCAGAGGGGGCTTATGATGCAACATCACAAAAAGTAGTTGTTGCTTATGCAGACAACGGTAATTCTGGTTATGGCACTGCTAAAGTCTGCACTATTAGCGGAACAAGTGTAAGTTTTGGGAGCGCCCAAGTTTACAACTCTACCGCAGAGGCTATGACGGGTCTTGGGGCTGGTGGAGGAAAGCTCGTTGTGGCGTATTCAATCAACTCAACAAGCAAAGGAAAACTCAACGTAGGAACAGTGTCTGGGACATCCATATCGTGGGATTCCGCTGTAGAGTTTGAGGACGCACAAGTTGAAAATACTGCTGTTGCATACGATTCCACAGCAGGCCGATTTGTCATTGCTTATCGAGATCAGGGAAATTCTAGCGCCGGTACATCAATAGTTTTTGCGGCTGTTACCGTAAACCTCACCTCAGAAAACTACATAGGCATCGCCGCCGATACTTACTCTGACAATGAAGACTCAACGATTGGCATAGTCGGCTGCATAGATCGTAATCAAACCAGCCTGACAGCAGGCCAGCAATATTTTGTTCAGACTGACGGCACACTTAGCACCACAGCAGGATCGCCGTCTGTTCTGGCTGGCACTGCCATATCCGCTACTGAACTGGTGGTGAAAGAATGAAGGTCATAGGTGACAGTTTGCCAAGAAGGTTCAAGGCCAAGGCCAGCGGTTCGATTACTGCGGGTAAGCCTGTAATCGTTGAAGCTGACGGTGATGTAGCTCAAGTCGCTACATCGGCGGCGGCAGTTGGCACACCTGCCGTTTTTGAAAATTCTGAACTCGCTGATCCCTTTGTTGTTTACGACTCTAACGCTCAAAAGGTCGTGATAGCTTATAGAGACAGGGGAAATTCTGATTACGGGACCGCAATTGTTGGCACTGTCAGCGATACATCCATTAGTTTTGGTAGTTCCGCAGTATTTGAAAGCGCGACTTCCACTTATATGTATGCCGCCTATGATGCCAATGCTCAAAAAGTGGTTATCGTCTATAGCGACGGCGGAAATTCTCAGTACGGCACAGCAGTTGTTGGAACAGTAAGCGGGACTTCGATTAGCTTTGGAACAGCGGTAGTTTTTGAAAGTGCGTTTATTGACTTTCCTTCAGTGGCCTACGATTCCAATGCTCAAAAAGTGGTCATAGCTTTTCGTGACGTTGGAAATTCCAACTACGGAACCGCCATAGTGGGAACAGTTAGTGGTACGTCGATTAGTTTTGGTAGTGCCGCAGTATTTGAAAGCGCAAATACTAATGACGTTGAAGCCGTTTACGATGCTAGCGCCCAAAAAGTGGTCATTTTGTACAGAGATAATGGCAACTCTGACTATGGAACCGGCATCGTAGGGACAGTGAGTGGGACATCTATCAGTTTTGGCAGTGCGGCTGTATTTGAAAGCGCGAAGAGTGAGTATATGTCTGCCGTTTATGATTCTAACGCTCAAAAAATTGTAGTAGCTTACAGAGACGGTGGAAACTCTAACTACGGGACCGCTGTTGTTGGGACGGTAAGCGGGACTTCAATCACTTTTGGCAGTGCAACTGTATTTGAAAGTGCAGACATTCCCTTTCTCTCAGCCGTTTACGACTCTAAAAACCAAAAAGTGTTTATAGCCTATGAAGACACAGGAAATTCTAGCTATGGCACTTTCGTTTCTGGAACAGTCAGTGGAAATTCTATTAGTTTTGAATCACCAGCGGTATTTGACAGCACGGACTCTGACAAAATCGCGGCCGCTTATGATGCTAACGCCGAAAGGGTTGTCATCGCTTATAGAGACGGTGGAAATTCTGAGTACGGAACCGCTGTTGTAGTTCGCCCCGCTAGCACAAATCTCACCTCAGAAAATTTTATTGGTATTGCAGAGTACGCGGCGTCTGACACGGAAACAGCCACCGTGCTAATCAAGGGCGGCGTCAGCACCACACAGTCCAGCCTGACGGCAGGTCAGACATACTTTGTGCAAGGTGATGGCACGATAGCAACGTCAGCGGATAGCCCTAGCGTTACTGCTGGCACGGCTGTTACATCCACCAAACTGATAGTGAAGGGCTGATATGAGCTATATAGGCAGACAGCTTAATGTGCCAGCCAGCACGGTTGAGTTGACGGCGGAGGGTGCGATCACTGCTGGAAAACCTGTAGTTGTTGAGGCTGACGGTGACGTAGCTCAAATCGTCCAAACGAGCGTTACCCAAGGTGTTGGCTCCCCTGTAGTCTTTACTAGCACTGCCGCATACTCCAATGAACACGCGAGCGTGTTTGATAGCAATAACAACAAAGTTGTTTTTTGTTATAGCGATTACGGCAACAGTGGTTACGGCACTGCTGTTGTAGGAACTGTGAGTGGAACAACGATCTCTTTTGGTACTCCAGTAGTTTTTGAAAGCGCACAGACGGGTACAGAAGTTTCAGCCGCTTTTGACTCTAGCAATAACAAGGTAGTAATTGCATATCGAGACGGCGGCAACTCAACCTATGGCACGGCTATTGTCGGCACGGTTTCGGGCGATAGTATCAGCTTTGGCGCAGCCGCAGTTTTTGAAAGCGCAATTACCTCGAAGATCGGTATTTGTTTTGATAGCTCCAATAACAAGGCGGTGATTGTCTACACAGATCAAGGTAATTCAAATTACGGCACGGCTGTTGTGGCCACAGTCAGTGGGACATCAATCAGCTTTGGAACTCCTGTAGTCTATAGGTCTGCTAGGGCTGAAGACAATGTGGCAACATTTGATACTACTAACAACAAAGTTGTCGTCGCTTATGAATATAGAACAACCGGAGCAGGCGAGGCTGTTGTCGGGACCGTTATCGGTACAAGCATCTCGTTTGGTTCTACAGCAACTTTTGAGTCCGGCGACATTAAAGAATATCTAGCAATTACTTTTGACAGTAACACTGGTAAGGTTTTTATTAGTTATCAAGAAGGTAACAATCACCGTGGAATTGTTGGCACGGTTTCTGGTACAAGCATTTCATTCGGCTCTGCGGCAGACATCCAAAGTGGTGAGTCGTTATATGCGTCCTGTACTTTTGACAGCAGTGCAAATAAGGTGGTGGTCGCCTATGAAGATGGCGGTAACTCAAATTACGGCACTGCTGTACCAATAACGATAAGTGGCACAGGATTCAGCGTTGGCACGGCCACAGTTTTTGAAAGTGCAAACATTTCCTTTATTAGCTGCTGTTTTGATAGCAAGGCAAGCAAGGTTGCAATCCAGTATTCAGATACGGGTAACTCAAATTACGGCACTGGTGTGATTTTTCAAAACACGGACGCAATCACAAACCTTACCTCAGAAAACTTTATTGGCTTTGCAGAAAACGACTGCACCGATAACGGCTTGGCGACCATTCAGTTAGGCGGTTCAGTTAACGACAAACAGACCAGCCTGACGGCAGGGCAAACGTATTTTGTACAGACTGATGGCACAATAGGCACAAGTGCCGACTCGCCATCTGTGACAGCAGGCACAGCAGTTTCATCCACCGAAATTTTAGTAAAGGGCTAAAACATGAAAACCATTACCGAAAACGCAACCAAATTGTCGAAGTATCTTTTTGAGGACAGCAAGGCTGTGGCTATGGGTTCTGACAAGATTACGGTTGGCGACCCGTCTTCACCGGACTTTTACGTTGCTGATCTAAACTCCAGCAATGCCACGCTGACTGAGAGTGTGACGGACGCGCCTAGCAACTGGTCAGGCAATCGGTACACCTACGACCCTAGTGCTGATCCAAAATGGGTAGCAAACCCAGATTGGGTCGATCCCAGTGCGTAATATGTGGAAACAATCGTCCTGTATTTGGTGTTGGAAACCTACACTTATACATGGGCGATAGGCAGTAGAACACGGCTAGAACATTACCGGATTTGTCGATACAAGGAGCTAAATAGCACATCGGATCAAACGTACACTTGGTACTTGCCGTATTTCAGTTCGTATTGTGATCCCTATGTAGTATACGAGGTTCCAAATGATTGACCCCATTACAGCGGCGGCGGCGGCGACCAAGGCGTATGCGGGGGTCAAAGCCTTTATTGAGGCGGGCAAAAGTATAGAAGATACCTTTTCCGTGGTGGCGCGTTGGCAAGCAAGCGCCTCAGACATTTTGTACGCTAGTCAGCGCCAGAAAAAACGCACAAATCCTCTAAAACAAGTGGTTTTTGCTCAGTCAGTTGAAGCAGAGGCCGCGCAGATGTTTGCCGCAAAGAAACGCATAGAAAACCAACGCAAAGAAATAGTTACGCTGTTGCAGTATGCATACGGCAATGAGGGGCTTGAAGAGTACAGAAGATGTATGAGAGAGGTGCAGGAGCAAAGGCAAAGGGAAGTTTATGCCCAGCAGGAAGCCAAGGACGCAATGGTTAAATCGTTCTGGATTGTTGTGTTAGTGGGGATAGCAGGCGGCATCATAGCCTTTATTTTTGAGGCGGTGTCAAGTAAGGGGTAGTATACTGTGACAGCGCCCACTCAAAGCGGACCTAACTAACGCCTATGTTTGGTTTAACCGGATTTTCAGCCACACCGTTTAGCACCCCTTCTGCGTTTGGTCCGGTGGGTG